GATAATCCGATCTAGTCTTAGTTGGTTCAGCCACATAGCCGTCGTTAGAGGTAACACCATACCCAAACTTACTTCCAATAAACCCTTGAATTTTTTTGAAATTAGGAGGTTGTACTAATTGATCTAGTGTAGCCGATAGAAACTGATTGTTAATATCTGTTTTAAAGATTTCTGGTAAAAAATCAATTGTTCTAACTCTTGTTGCCATTCTGTTTTACCTATTAAAATGTTTGTAGTTCGGCGGGTGTCAATGCGCTGATAACCATGATATCAGTTGCTTGTGCCGCATTGACGAAAATTTCGTAAGGTGCGCTACGAATCTCATACAAGTCACCAAACTTCAATGAAGGATCATTTGGCACTAGCACCACAGAGTTTACTAAGTCACCTATCTTAGAATGCAAATATGCACTAAGTTCAGTGAAGTAAAAAGTGTCACCAAAATTCCAATTGTCAATGCTGAAGTATGTATTCATTTCACTTAGCACTGCGCTTCGAATTTCACTGTCACTGGCAGTTGTTCCGCTAGACTTAATAACTTTAATAGTAGCACGTAGTTGAGGTGATGCTTTATTTCCAAACAATGGTTTAAATTGAACACTGTTTAAAATAACACTATCAGTTAACATTTTATAATCATTGATTTCGCTGTATGCTATATTTAACTCATTGATAGATGGGCTTGTAGGTTCTGTCAATTTATTTGACGTATCTTTAATCCAATTTTGATACTGAGTATAATAAGACTGGGTCACAACATACAAATCAATGATGTTAGTTGTGGCCGGATCAATACGTGTTGTATTGCTTGAGTTGTGTCTATATTGGAATGATAAACCTTGTCTTCCGGTCTTTGCAATGTAGTTGCTAACTTGCACCAATCTAATAATGTTTTTTGTTACCGCATCGTTTACCGATTGATAAAATGCATTTTCTTTAGTAGCATAGTATAATTGACCGGCAGCATATTCATACTGAACTACTGCTATCTCTGCTTTAGTAGTATATGCATAAATTATGTTTTTATTAGATACCATTTGATATCTAGTTAATAAATTGATATCAGTTACTTGTTGAAAGAATACAAAATGTGATGTGTTCTTTGTACCAGTTGCATATCCAGTTAGGTCATAAAAGAAATCGGGATCTTTGACAACGCCAGCTACATTGGGATCCGTACTAGAAATTTCTACACTATAGTCATCAATATAACCGTCACTCTCAACTAACTGCCCAACGATACTTAACTTATTATCGACTGCAAACGGATAGTTACTATCTGGTTGACTATTAACTTTCAATACGTTGACAAAATCTTGTAGTAATTTTCCAGTAGAAGGATCATATATGACATTGTTTTTGTTAAATGTAAATCGAATATTAGCTACACTACCAAAGTAATATGCTAATGACTTATACGTTACCATATAACGATTACTACCTAAACTTTCAAATTTGACAAAATAGTTAGTCTTGTCAAACGTGTCAACTATCCATCGTGTTTGATTTGCAAGCAATGCGTTATTGTAAATTAAGGTAAAACTTTGATTCAATGTAATTTGTGTTATACAGTCTTGAATTACATCGGATGGTAATAGATTTGTAAATGAAGGAAGAACGGTTGTTAATATTACTCCGTTGGGTATAGGATTATTTAACACCACTGGGCCAAAGCCGCTGCCTAAATTTCCTTGACCATTATTACAACCATCGCCAGTTACACTTGCCACGCTAGTCCAAATAAATGTATTGTCTGCTGGGGTAGGTAATCCTTCAATCAATCTGTTGTCTTGACCAAAATAATAACCACTAGGTGCAATAAATTTAATCAGTGCGCCTTCAGTAAGATATTTTACATTACCGGTACTGTAAACACCAATGGGCATAGGACCAGAAAGATTTTTAAAATATCCAGTTGATTCTAATGTATTGAATGAGCTTTGATTCCAAACAACTGTACCATCTCCCGTACCGCTGTTAACATTGTATCTTCTATAATTTTGTGTATAATATTGGTAAGATCGGTGATCGTTCAATTCGTTATTTAAAGTCTCTGTTAAAAATGCAACAACATCATTGGAAGTATTTGCAGTAAACGTAGTATACCCGTCACCATTCTCTAAGTATAAACCACCGTCATCACTAAAATTGTTTGTACTTGAGTATTTTGCACTTGGATCTAACAAGTCAAAATTGCGACTTACACCCACGCTACTGCGGTTAAGTGCTTTACTTTTAATGATTGATCCATATAATGTATATGGAAAATTATTATAGTCTTCTCCATTAACCATACGATTTTGACTATAGAATCGTTGTGGAGCACGTTGCTTAATATTTGCAAGAGTTTCTCTTGCTTGTGCATTGGCAACCGGAATAGTTAGTTCCATTGTTATTGTCAAAGTTTCTACTCGTCCAACACGGCTTATGTAATTAATAGAAACAGTAGTCCCTTGCATTTCATCAGGGTTGATTGTATAAGTTAGTGCATTACCGGCACGAACATATGCAGTGAAGTTACCAATTGGCATTTCACCAAACACTCCGTCACCAAAAACGTAACTTACTTGGTCATTGAAGCGAGATGTTATACTGTATATTTTTTTATTTGTAGATAGTAATTGATTAGTATTGTTAGCATAGATACTGTCTACCTGAGTCCATTGATTAATTGCACCGGTCGTATTGTCAAAGTTATATAACCATGTATCAGTATTGTTAATACCTTGAATGTTAACATCAACTACTTGGCTACTAATCTGTTCAGTTAAATTAAAACCATATGTTTGTAGTGAACCCTGTTTGAAATACATAAAGAATCCGGTGTTTGGACTTCCGTAACCCAGTCTATCATTACGATACACTATGTTAAATTTGCCATTAGGGCCAGGTGGTATTTCATATAAACTATCAGAATTTAAACTAGTTACACTAACGCATTCAAAATCCATGTTTACTCCGTCAACAGTTGCGTTGAATGGAGCAGTTGCAATAATGCCAGTAGGAAGACTAATACTGTATTCGTCTGTCTTAACGTCTAGTATTGATTTACTATTTCCAGGACGACCGATGCGCTGTGAGTCAATTAGTGCCGCGTTTATAATACTGTTAAATTGTTCTTGCCAATTTGGGTTAGCAGGATCATTCCACAAAATTGTTAAGTTATTAAGAACTAAACCATTGATATCCTTAACTTGTTCAGTTGTTTGAATTGACGTAATTTTTAAATAACCCTCGCCAGTTTGATTGCGTTTAGGATTATATCCAACCAAATTAGCTAGCTTGATAACACTGTCTCTGCGTTCGGCGGTGTCAATGAAGTTTTCGCGGGTGTTTAAGTCATCACGGAAGCTCAATGCTTGACCCATGAATGCCATTACGTCTAGTAGAGCAACATATTCACTAGATTCAATATAGTCATTGAATGTTTCCGGATAGTTTTTACGTAGGTAATCTACGAACGTCTTACGAAGGGTTTCGTAATCGTAGCTTTGGAAATCAGCTTGCTTGTATGTTTTATAGATTGTTTTCCAATCATTTACACCAAAAATACTAGATTGTCTTGAACTTGTGGCCATAAGTTATTTCTCTTTTATGTATTTATCATACTAAAAAATGAGAATTTTAACTACCGTAGACTGAATTTGTCTTGGGGTCAAAGAATAGATTAAACGTCATAGCGTCATTGAAGGGGGCAATTGCCATTTCAAGTTGGATCAATATGCCATGATCTTGGTGATACACTTCTATTGAATTTAATTCAATCCTAGGATCTAATTGTGCAACTCTTTGTACTTCAGTAGTCAACGCTTGTCGCACATCTAAAGTATTTGGTTCAAAAATGAAAGACCAAATTGTAGTACCATAGCTAGGTTTACCGGGTTTTTGTCCTTGTGGTATGTTTAACGCATTGATAAGATCATTAATTACTAGTTGTTCGTCTGTCAGTTTAAACCGTTTGCGTGATCCTGATTTGGCTATTATAGTAGAGCCGCCATCCGTACCAGTGGGTACTGTCTTTCTGACAGCGTTCACGTTTTTTGTACTAAACCCAATGTATGTTGCCATATCTATTCCTATGTTATATTTATGTCACTACTTTAGACATGTCTTGTCTTATCGTTTCAATTTTCTTAACGTTATCCTGCCATGCCGCATATGCAGTCGTAGTTGTTGAATCATCTGGGCCAAGTTTCAGTTTGAAGTCTAAATATGATTTTCTTAAATCAAATTGTAAATCTTCTTGTATTGTTAACTCTGCTTTAAGTTTATCGTATTTTTCCGCCTCTGCGGCAGTTGGCATCTTAAATGCTCCGGGTGGAATTGTTCCAAAAGGCAATGCCGGGATCTTAGGGTTACCTAACAAGGATTTAGCTTGAGCCATCATAGGACCAAAATCAAAACTATCTTTAGCTACAGTTGGTAACTTAACTTCAACTGCGCCACCGGCGCCAATTGAATTGATACTACTACTTAATAATGATAGCCCTTTAGTTCCTAATCCCAAACCAGCCAAGGCTTGTAATCCACCAGTACCACTCAACTTAGACTTTATCCCGGATAATGCATCGGTTACTCCACCTGTTGAGCCTGACAATGATCCAGAAATTTTGTTAATAGCACCGGATAATTCTCCACTACCCGGTACATTAGGAATACCAGGTATACTAGGAAGCCCGGGGATGTCTATTGCACCTGATACTAATTTGTTTGCGGCGCCGGTAACACCACCAACATTTAATCCACTATTTAAATCACTAGAAATAGATTTTGCGACTGGACCTAAATTTACTACGTTAGATATTGCTGAAGCTCCACCCGGTAAGTTACTCAACCCACTAGTATCTACACCAAACCCTTTAGTAGCAGTTCCCAAAGCAGTTACTGTAGCACTTGCTAATTTAGCTGGGTCGGTGATTCCAGAAGTTGCCGCTCTAATTTTATCACCTATGCCACCCAACACAGATGACGTTGTTCCACCGGCTTGTAATCCCAAAGCATTGGTTAATTTTTGATTTAACGATGCGTTTGCGGCAATTTGTTCTGGTGTTTGTACTGCATCTTTACTATCTTCCGCAGCCTGATCTTCATCATTTTTTGCTTTGATTGCGGTTAAGTTAATAGGTACACCAATCTTAGGAAATGATTTAAAAGCAGATGTTATTTTTGCAAACGCTCCGGCAGCGGCTCCCTTTAATTGATCCGCAACAGGCAACCCACTTAGTGGACCAGTTACCTTATCTGCTAGATTGGCAGCAAAATTTCCACCTGAAATAATATCTTTAACTGATCCTGACATAGCAGATAAATTACCAGGCAACTTAAGTCCGCCTATTTGGCTTCCCAAGGTTAGTCCTGTACCCAGAGCACCTCCAGTTGTCTTAACATAGTCAAGTGTTTTGTCAATTCCAGCAGTGGCAGCAGACAGCATCAATCCGCCTGTCTGTGTTGGACTTGTATTAGTACCCAATATACCGGTAGCACTCAGTGCATCTGAACCTTGTTTTAACAATGATACCGCAGAAGAGGCTTGTGCCGAAGAACTACCAATAAACTGTGACGCACTTTTAATACCATTCAATCCTGTAAACAAATTAGTTGGCATTGCGTCAGACAATGATTTTCCGGCTGCAACAGCGGCATTCACTGCTACGTCTGCTCCCTTTTTTAACACTCCGGAATTAGCAAGTTGAGTAGGGTTTAATCCATACGTACCAAGACTAGCTACTTTTTGCCCAGCAACATCAACTATTCCTGCGGCTCCAGCTACAGCACCAGCAGTTAAACCTGTAGCGGCGCCAACTGCCATTTGTGAAACTAATGCGCTAGTTGCAGCCTTATCAAATTTATCTGAAATTGCCGGTACGTTGGGTGCGGCCGCAGACAGTGCGGCTGATACTCCGGCTGGCGGTACTGCAGGTGTACTATTATTAACAGCAGACAAAGTAGGCGAAGGTGCGGCTGGTAAGTTTGAGTCTGCGCTTATGTCAGTTTTAACATTAACACCTTGACCGGCCGAGGCCCACGGACTATGTGCTGGTGCTCTACTGGTAATACTAGATAGCTTGCCGGGTGCGGCAGCATAACCTTTTTTCTTATCATACAGTGTATCAGTGTGAGCAACTAGTGGCATTTGTTTAACATCAGCCGGTACTAGACCACTTGAACCAGTATTCAAATTTATCTTGCTACCGTTAATATATGAAATTGCTGAACTTTTAAAACTACTATCACCGGTACTAGTAAAACTCATTTTACTATCTACTTTTACAGTCATGTCTGCTTTGATTTGTTGTTTAAAATTAGTTCCAACAAAGCTAGTTGTCTCTTTAGAACTTTCTGTTTTTATGTTTTCAGCATTGACGTTGAAGTTTTTACCAGCGTGAATGTTTATATCGTTATCTGCGTGTAGATTTAAATCACCCTGTGTTCTAATATTAACGCTGTTGGTTGAGTACATATCAATTGTACCCTCACGACCCAATTCAATATAACTTTGACCATTAGCGTGAATAATAAACAATGATTGAATACTATCATTCATCATTATCATATGACCGCCGGCAGTTCTAAATCTCATTAACTGGTCTTTACCGGCTAGGTCTCCGTCATCTAATACAACACTATGCCCGCCTCGTCTACCTACAACTTTGAAATTTTTGTCAGGAATAGAATCATCTTTAACTGCATCTGCAATTGTAGTATCATCGTACCCACCTTCGTATATAGGTCGTCCAGGAGTGCTTATACCAAACACTCGACTAGGACTTTCACGCATACTGTTGCTACCAATAGTACCTCTATCAGGATCACGTATAAGACCTTGTTGGTTTAATATTGCTGCCTGATAACTATGCACCGGTCTAGACAGTGCCGACAACAACGACTTGTTATCTTGTTTTTGATTTGCATTGTTTATTTCGCCAACCGGCAATCTAGTTGCGCCACCATATGAATCAGCTTCGCCAGAATTGTTTATGATTACACTATCACTTGATCCTATTGCAGGAACCATGTGTGTTAGTCCCGGAGTAGGAACACAACCAATATAATATCCAGCATCAGCAACACCATTTAAGAAAAGACAAACAACTTCAGTACCTATATCAGGTGGAGTTGCCCAGAAGCCATAACTTTGTGGATTGCCTAAGTAGTCACCTTCTGATTTAGAACTGGCAGTATTGGGTGTTGAGCCAAAGAAAGGGCTTAAGTAACTTACATATTTCCAACTGTTTGGATCATCTTCATTGCCAGCATCTAGGCGTTTTAAGTAAACTCTAATTCTTCCTGAACGAGTGGTATCAATATTATCTTTAACAATACCAAGCACTGCGCTAGGAATCGTGTTGGCACCACCTCTATCATCTTTATAGTTACTAAGTGTACCTCGTACTTTTTGAATATCATCACTCATTTTTTATCTCTTTTAAATTTATCCACCAGAATCATCGTCGGCTACTTTACCAGTAGAAGTGCTTGATCCAGTGCCTGCAGTCTTGCCCCAATTAGCAACTAAGATATCGTGTTCTTTTTTGGCTGCAACATTGGCTGCTATCTTAGCGTTAACATCATCTACTAATGGTTGTATTACAGAAGCGTAACTGTCTTTCAAACTTTTTAGCACTTCAAGGTCTTGTGGTTTTGCAACTTCAATTTGACCATCCCACATTTGCGCATCCCAACCCAACACGTTTCGTAATTCTTTTCCGCTTGGTAAAAATATCGGAACTGATACAGATGAGCCATCTTGATAAGCCTTAATCATTGCACCGTTAAATGTTGTTCTTGCAGTAGGTGATGGATTAGGGGCTACGAATTTTGGTGGCTCTGCTGGTGTTGAAACTGTTTCAGGACTAGTTGTAGGAGAAGTGCCTTGGCCGGTTGTAGTTGCAACTGTTGTTTTATCAACTGCGTCAGTAGTATCACCTGAATTACTAGAAACAGATCCCGATGATGTTGAATTGTCTGCGGGGCTTTCGTTAGCATTAGTATTGGGATCAGAGTCAGAATTAGAACTAGAATTAGAACTAGAATTAGAACTAGAATTAGTTGAAGCAGGGGTACTTGCTGCCGCCCTGCTGTTAGGAGCGACAGGTGGGGTGGTCGCAGTGTCGCCGGCTTTAGCAAATTCAGGAATTATACCAGACAATGACTGTTCAAATTTACCTTTACTAAATGTACTAGTTACGTTTGTTAACATGTACACCATTCCCTTTACCTTAGCTTTTAATTCTTTTGGGTAATTCATAAACTGAATATCACCGTTAGGAATTAATAAACCATTAGTGTTATTATAATCTGCTCCTTGTTCAAAATAGATTTCAATAAACACTTGACCACTGTTTGGATTAATCGTAAGATTGTCCCCATACCATTTTTGTAAACCATTTGTACCAGCAAGACCTACCGATGGCATTAAATAATCCGGGTCACCTAAAATTTTAAGTTTAAATTTTAATAAATCTTGCGGGCTATATAAAAACGATTTAACACTGTTGATTACATCATTTGTGCCTGACTTACTGTTAACTGAATCAGTGTTCATTGCAGATTTTTGTGACACTGTTGCAGACTGTGCGTTTTTTGTTGCGGCTTCACTTGCATATGCGGCATCAACGTTATACAATAAATTATAATCTTGCTCATACGATAATATTTCAGAATTTTTACCAGTATACCAGTAATTATACTTTTTATGAGGTCCATAATATGAACTAGTCTTGCTTGTATATAAAGACCTAATATAGGGGATTTGATATTCTAATACTTTGTAAGTTATCTTATATGCATATTCGTTTGTTTTTGGGTCTCGTTCAGGTGAGTTTATTTTAACTGTGTTAGATATGTTATACCATGACAATGTTTTTGGATTTGGATTTTTATCTACCGTTGATTCAGTATCTTGTACTGGTTGATCTATCTCTTTATCAACAGCAGTCATCATATTTTTTAAATACTCACTTTGAGTAATAACTTGGTCAATAGCTTGTATAATAGATGTTCCTGCTTGCATTTCAATAGTTCTGATTTCTTTTTCAATACTACCTAATCTGTTTTTCCAAGCAGTTCGTTCGTTGCTACCATCTGCATTGTGTATCGAATTAAACGGAGTTCTTTCTTTAACATAATAGTCTTTTGGCACAAGTCTGGCATCACCTATTGCTGTACCTTTTTCAAATTCAATAGCATATTCATTAGGATAAGTTATTTTTCCATCATTAACTTTAGATTTTTCTAACGAGTTTAATCCCTGTACCATACCCCAAATAGATTTTTTACTAGTTTCTTGACCTGCACCAACTAACACATCTTGAATGGTTTCGCCGGCTAGAGTTAAGTTTGTAGGTAACGTACCAAAATTAGCACCCTTGGCTACTTGATCTGTAACTTGTACGGCTGTGATACTATAAACTGTTACTTTGTTTTCTAATTTAAATTTAAAGTCTTTGATTTTTATAGGGAAGCCTCTTTCAAACACCGACTGCGTATCTGATTTAGTTATATCTGACTGTGGATAATCAGCCGAGGTAACTAGTTTTCCGTTCTTATCATACCCGTAAAATTTAATAGTTAATAGAAAGTTTTCCTTCAATGCAACTATCTGGGCATTAGCATCGGCTGCGCCTGCTTTAGCTTGTTGCGCCGCAACTTGTGCTTTTGCTAAGGTATGTGGGAAGCTAAATCCATATGGTTCATATATTTTAAATTTAAACTCACATGAATTTGTTGCGCTCATTGTTTCTTTGTTATTGACCTTAGTTAATATTTCTAAATCATCGATGTACAAATCTAAATCAAATCCAGGTGCTCTAGGACTATCCAATGATGTTGTAACACCACCACTTTGTGCTATTAATTTGAATTTACTGACTTTGGTATAGTCACCACTCATATACGAATTGAAGTCAGAACTATTCAACATGTATAATCCTATTTTGTAAGTGTAACTACTAAAATCACCTAACGGATTGTAGGTTCTTTTTCCTACAATAGACGCCGCACCAGTTGAAGGATTAGTACCGGCTGCACCGGCAGCAGTAGTACCAGCATTTGGTGTGGTTGTAGAATTAGAGTTTGTTGAAGTGGAAGTAGAAGTACTGTCCCCTGCTTTATCTCCGTCTGCTGTAGCCGGGGCTTTTGTGGCGTCAGGGGCGGCAGATTCTGCTGGTTTATTTTTTTCTACTTTGGCTTTAGTAATAGCCGCTTGAATTGAGTTTGCTGTATTAGTTATTATTCCTCTGAGAGGCGCTATTAAATTTTCAATATTGTCAATTAATGCGTTGGCCGCAGTAGCGTCTTCTGCAATTGCGGCTGCAGATAACGATTTCATCTTGCTGATTAGCGCATTGTATTCTACGTTTACAGCTTGCAATGCAACCCTTGGACCAGATTCTAATGCATCAAATTTTGCTTGGGCATCTTCGGCAGCGGGGTCAATATCACCATACTGGGTAGCTAGATCCTGTTGCGCAGTACTATAACCGGGCACAAATGCAATAATTGCGTCGGCCGCCTGTTGTAAATCACTTAGTGCTGACATCTTAGAATCCTAACGCTGAACGTAAGTTTGGTAGTTGTGGGATATAAATTCCAGTACCAGCCACAAAATCAAAGACAGGATCTTTAAGTCGATTTGAATTGCGCTGTGCAAACACCCACCACAATCTACTATCAGAATATAAATCATACGCTAACAAATCAGGTCGCATGTTGTACGTTTGAGTTATTTCCCAGTATCTATCGCTAGGGTCTAGTGGTATAGTTCTGTTAATCATAACATCTAAGTATTCGTTATTAATAACCGATGTAGTATAATACGGGCTTGTTTGTGGGTATGCCATTACCAAATTCCTCCACCGGTTTTAGCTGATAATTTACCTGCCGCATAGTCTTTGAGACTAAAGTTTTTACTAATATCATTTCGTGTAACTACCGGTACAAGCGTTAGTGACAGTGATATTTTAGTTGGTACGTATGTCACTTTGTCTTGGCTAGCAAGTCCAGAGAATGCTGCCGGTTTGCCAACACCCCCCGGGGTCAATCCGCTTGACCCCAATCTAGTTTTACTACCACTAGACAGTTGGGCTATAGACACGCCTCCCCATTGACTATTACTCCCGGCCCTTATGTAATCTACATCATTAGGTAAATTATAACTGAAGCTAGTAAGCAACAACGGATGCTTTTGAAATTGGTGTAATCCATATCCAGTTAGATATAATAAGGGAGGGGGAGTACCTGCTCTAGGCGAAGTATCTTGTCCATAAAACATTTTAGTAGCTGACTTGAAAAAATGAATCACTGCTAGCATGTAGTTAGCTTCGGCTGTATCTTGTGCTGTAAAATCTGCTGTAATTGAAATATCATCTACACTACTATTTTTATAGAAAAACATTTTATAATTAGAATGTGTTAGCTCGGCCGGGTCGTAGTTTGCACGATATGATGTATTGATTTGAGGTGAGTATGGAAACAATACACCATCTGTCGCTATCAAGGGATATAGTACATCAGATTTAGAAGCAATCTTATATAGATAATCTGCTGAGCCAGCTAAACTTAATCGTATACGCCAATCATCTTGTTTGTAGGGAGTTACAGTAACAGCCGGATTTGAAGTTAATGCACGGGAAGTTGATCCGACTACATTGGTAGAAGATGAGTTGAATGCAGCCGCGTCACCTGCGGCGGCCGCCTCTTCTGCTATAGCCGCATCTTCTGCGGCCAATACGCCATATGGATCGTCTACCGGTTCATTTTGTCGAAATGCGGCCGCATCATCTGCGGCTGCTCGTTCTTCTGCTATGGCCGCATCTTCTGCTGCCAATACGCCATATGGATCATCAATTGGTCGACCATTTCGTTCCATATCAGTAAATGCTTCAGCATCACCTGCGGCTGCAGCCTCTTCTGCTATAGCCGCATCTTCTGCCGCCAATACGCCATATGGATCAGCTATTGGTTCGTTTTGTCGAAATGCTTCAACATCGCCTGCGGCTGCCGCCTCTTCTGCTAATGCGGCATCTTCTGCCGCTAATACGCCGTATGGATCAGCTATTGGTTCGTTTTGTCGAAATGCTTCAGCATCATCTGCTGCCGCGGCAGAAGCCGCTAATGCCGCATCTTCTGCGGCCAATACGCCAGTGGGGTCAGACAACGTAGATGTTTCAGTAACCGTGATAGTAGTTTCTGTGCTTTGACTTAGTTCATTAAGTGCTACCGGCGTAATAGTTGATGTAGACTCAATTGGGTTTACTGTAACTTCTGATACAGTACCATCAATATTTGTAACAGTAGTTGTATTATTAGTAGGATTGGATTGGCTAGTAACTATTGCAGGATTTGCAACTAGTGTTTCACTAACAGCAGTCTCTCCTGCTGAGTTGGGGGTAGGTGTTACTGTCGTAGTAGTTGCAGGAGTCTGTACAGTTCCTGCACTAGACGCGGCTTGTCCAGCTTGTCGTGCCGCATTAGCAGAGGCTGCGCGGTCTGCTTCGGATATTGACCCGGCTTTTAAGGCAGCGGCTTCTTCGGCTGTAATTGCTCCAGAGGCGGCTGCTCGGTCAATTGTGCTATTTCCAAATTTTCCCGATGGGTTTGCAGTAAATGCCGATGCTCTTAAACTTGCAGCCTTGTTTGCCGCCTGTGCCTCAGGTGTTAATGAGGACGCACCGATTGTTGTGGTAGTTTGATTACCACCTGTTGTAGTACCGGTGACACTGGTACTGGTTATTACGTTATTTGCAGGGGCGGCCGCTGACTCAAAATTTGCTGTCTTTGCAATTTGAGCATCTTGCGATGCTCTTTCAGCACTGAATTGAGAGTAATTTGATATCTGATTAGTTACAGTAGATAATTGAGATTTCGTAACATTGATAGACTCTAATACTTCTTTAGCCGAGTTAACTTGACCCTTTGCAATCATACTATTATACAGGGATTGCTTGTCCGCAAGGTCGGCCGCAATTGCGGCACGTTCTTCTGTTAATTGAGCTTGTGTTGGGGTTGCCATAGTATGTTGTTATCCTTACTTATATTTAGCTAAATAAAAAGGTGCTCTTTTTACCTTTTCCTTAAAAAACTGTTGCTTTTCTGCAATAGACCTGCTATACTTAACACAACATAATAACGGAGACCTATGTCTATAACCACTAGAAAACCTGTCAACTACCTAAATAATAAAGATATTTTAAAAGAAATTCACTCTAGCAAAAATGCTTATTGTAGCTTTTTGACCCCAGAAGATCACCGATATGATTATATTGTAGACATGCCCTTAGCTACAATTGAAGAAAGTTTAGCTCATGCATCTAAACCAGAAGTCATTCAGGAAGCAAAAGAAACACGGGCAACTAGATTAAGTTTAGAGGCAGGAGAAAAGGATTCAGTTAGCCCAGACTCAATCCCAGTGACTGACTTAGTTTTTAGGGTAATGACTTGGGATCATGTACCGGTCGCACCAAAACAACCACGCAAATCAGACAAAAAGAAAACTGCTAAAGATATATTTGAAGTTGAATCGGATATTGATGAACTATTTGCAGATTTAGAAGATACAACAACAAAAGCCGAAGTTGATGACATGGTTCACGTTAAAGTTAACTTTCCACCATTCCAACATTTCCGTGTAGATAACACTAATACATACCAATGTATTGGAAAAAGTCATTGGAACGGTTCGTTAAGAGACGGTGAATTCAGCAAGGATCACGGAAACATCACAAACAAACTTGCCCGTATGTACATTATGATGTGTGAAAAATACGCAATGAAATATAATTGGCGTGGGTACACATACAACGATGAGATGCGCAACTCAGCTATCCTTCAACTAACATATGTTGGCTTACGTTTTAATGAAGCAAAATCAGCAAACCCATTTGCTTACTATACAGCCGCTATAACAAATAGTTTCTGCCGTGTATTGAATACGGAAAAACGCAACCAAAACATACGTGATGATATTTTAGAAATCAATGGTCTTAACCCAAGTTGGTCAAGACAAGCTAGTTCTAGTACTAGCTATGAAGAATAATTAGCAATTTAACCAATGACGTTGTAATCCAACGTCATTCCTATTATAATATAAAGATGAGTAACCTTTTCAAAAAAGCGGCAGTATTTACCGATATCCACTTCGGTCTTAAGTCAAACAGTTTACAACACAATCAAGATTGTGAAAGTTTTGTAGATTGGTTCATCACCAAAGCAAAACAAGAAGGTTGTGAAACTTGTTTATTTTTAGGTGATTATAATCATCACCGGGCTAGCATAAACATTCATACACTTCAGTTTGGATTGCGTTCACTAGAAAAATTAAGTGCGGCATTTGAACGTGTTTTCTTTATACCCGGTAATCACGATTTGTATTATCGTGACCGTCGTGATATTCATAGTGTTGAGTGGGCTAAACATTTACCCAATCTTACTATTGTTAACGATTGGTTTAGCGAGGGTGATGTAGTTATTGCGCCCTGGCTTGTGCAACAGGATTATAAGAAAATTCAAAAACTAAGTGGCAAATATATGTTTGGTCATTTTGAACTACCACATTTCTATATGAATGCTATGGTAGAGATGCCCGATCACGGTGAACTAAGCAGTGACCACTTTACTGGTTTTGACATGACATTCAGTGGTCACTTTCACAAACGACAAGCTAAGAAAAACATCTGGTACATTGGCAATGCCTTCCCACATAACTATGCAGATGCAGGAGATGACGCACGTGGCATGATGGTGTTAGAATGGGGTAAAGACCCTGCATTCTATAGTTGGCCAAGACAACCGTTGTTTAGAGTTTATAAACTTAGTGATGTGTTAGAAAACCCTGAAGGCTTGCTATTGATTGACAGTCATGTTAGAGTACATCTTGATATTGACATTAGTTATGAAGAAGCTAACTTCATTCGTGAAACATTAATTCCAGAACACAAACTAAGAGAAATGACATTGATACCAATGAAAGTTGACCAAACAGAACAAACTACTGGTGGTGATGGTTTAAAATTTGAATCCGTCGATCAGATTGTCATTGACCAAATTAACAGCATCGAATCTACTACATTCGACAAAAAGATTTTGTTGGAAATTTATAACAACCTATGAGCATTACACTTAAGAATATTACCCTACGAAATTTCCTTTCAATAGGACAAGTAACACAAGCAGTTGACTTTGACAAAAAAGACTTAACACTTATTCTGGGTGAGAACTTAGACTTAGGTGGTGATGGTGCTCGTAATGGTACAGGTAAGACAACCCTTATTCAAGGACTTTCCTATGCACTGTTTGGTGTTCCAATCAACAATATTCGCAAAGATAATTTAGTTAATCGTACAAATGGCAAAGCCATGATGGTTACATTAGAGTTTAGTGCGAACGGCGTTAATTATAAGATTGAACGTGGACGTAAACCAAACATCTTACGATTTTATGTCAATGATGTACAAGAAAAGAATCAGGATGATGCACAAGGTGAGAACAAAGAAACACAACAAGCAATTGAACGTGTGCTTTGTATGTCAGCCGATATGTTCCGTCACATTGTTGTATTGAATACCTATTCCGAACCATTTCTTGCACTAAAAAATAACGAACAAAAAGATATTATCGAACAGCTTTTGGGTATTACATTATTATCTGAAAAGGCTGAAGTCATAAAGAACATGATTAAGTCTAGTAAAGATAGTATCCAACAAGAAGAATTCAATGTCAAAGCCATTGAAGAAGCTAACAAACGTGTTAAAGAACAAATCGATGCACTAAAGCGTAGACAAATGTTATGGCTTAAAAAGCACGATGAGGACTTAGCCAATCTTGCATTAGACTACGATGATCTCAGTAAAATTGATATTGATGCTGAGTTACTAGCTCATAAAGAATTATCAGTTTGGAACGAGAAGAAAAAACAACAGGATGCATACAATGCATTGGTTGCTCGTTCCACTGCTTGGCAACAAAAGCACAACAGTGATGTGTCTGTTGCTCATAAAGCATATTCTCTTAAAAATGAGTATGACATTGAAACTGAACTAGAAACATGGGCTAAGTTAAATGAGTGGCTTAAGAATGAAGCGGAACAAAAAACTATTGCTACTGCAATAGATGCCCAAACCAAAAGTATAGAAAAAGAAAAAAAATTAATTTCTAAACTTGAAAAAGAGGTTCGGTCATTAGCAGAACATACTTGCTATGCATGTGGTCAAGATTTTCATGATGAGAAACATGAACAAGTTACATTAGAGAAAACCACATTGCTTGAAAATGCTAGGTCTGAGTTAGCTACATTTGAAAATCAATTGATTGAGGCGCAATCATTGGTTAAAGATATAGGTCCTAAACCAAAGCCATCATATAAAACCGAAGCAGAGGCTATTCGTCACGGCGGTGATGTATCTAACTTAAAGAAAGTTTGGGAAGATAAGAAACAAGAATCTAATCCATTTAGAGAACAATTGTCTGAGCATGTTGATATTGCAGTAGGTGCGCAACCGATCACACATTATGACACCGAAGCGCAAGCTATTGAACATCGTAGTAAAATTGCTAATTTATTACAGCAAATTGACACTAAGGTAAGTGAGGTCGATCCATATTCAGAACAAGTAGTTGAAATGGAAGCAAATGCACTACAAGAAATAAATTTTGAAAGTATTAACAAACTTACAAGAACAATGGAACATCAAAAGTTCTTGTTAGATATATTAACTAGCAAAGATTCGTTTGTTCGTAAGAAAATCATTGACCAGAACCTAAGTTACTTGAATTCACGATTGACACATTATTTAGATAAGATTGGTCTACCGCATCAAGTTGTTTTTAAGAATGACTTACAAGTTGAAATCACTGAGTTGGGTCGTGAACTTGACTTTGATAACTTGTCTAGGGGTGAGCGTAATAGATTGATTCTGGGTTTGAGTTTTGCTTTCCGTGATGTGTGGGAGAATCTGTATCAACCTATCAATACATTGTTTATTGATGAATTGATTGACAGTGGATTGGATACAATTGGGGTTGAGAATAGTATTGCTATTCTTAAAGACATGTCACGCAGAAGACATAAATCAATTTGGCTTGTGTCACACCGCGAAGAATTAGCCGGTCGTGTTCCAAACGTATTGAAAGTAATTAAGGAGGGAGGCTTTACTTCTTATTCAAGCGCATCTGATATGGAGTAATTTTTAAGTA